TCGTCGCGCTGCGGGCCCGAGAGCGCGTAGAGGCGGAGGTCGACCGCGCCCTCGAAGGCGCCGACCTCGACCACGCGCTCCGTGCCGAGCTCGGGGGCGTGGACCTCGTCCTCCTGGAAGGGCTGGAAGGAGAAGCGCCGCGGCAGGACCACCACGGAGGGATACTGCGCGTCGTCCTCTGGCTCAGCGGTCGCCGCGCGCGCCTTGCCGCCGGCGAACGCCGGGATGTGGGCCGCGATGTAGGCGGCGAGCACGGAGCAAGCCTGGTACTTCAGGCGGCTCACGGCGTGGCCCCCCCGCCCTGGATCGGCCGGTTGAAGAATGCCGCGAGCACCCGCTCGACTTCCTCGCGGGCGAAGCGGGCCAGCTTCTCGAGGTTCTGCTCGACGATGAACTTGCCGACCTGGCCTTCGCGCTTGAGCTTCGCGCAGATGCCCCAGACGATGGCGTCGAGCTGGGCCTCGAAGTCGACCTTCTTCACGCGGCCGCCCTGGGCCCGCATGTTCAGCTTGAGCTCGGCGCCGAGCACCCGCTTCGCCCAGGCCCGGATGGCCTCGCGGCCCTCCTGGGAGACCGGGTGCGGCCGCGCCCCGCGCTCGATGATGCCGGCGTGCGGGGCGTCGTTGTGGATCTGCGGGTTCGTGCCGATGCCGCTCGTGTCCCGGACCTTCCAGGCGTTCTTGAACTGCCCGGTGTCGACCGGGGACTCGTGGACCAGAAGCGCGCGCCCGCGGTGCGCCCCGCGCCGCAGGCCATGCTTCAGCGCGGCCGGGTACCGCTCCGCGTCTTGCTTCAGGCGCGCGGTGAGCTGCTTGGGCGTGAGGGCGATGGAGGTCACTCGACGTCCCCGCCCTGCGGATCGCAGTCCTTGAGCGACACCTTCCAGCCGATGTCCTTCTCGCGGTCGACCTCGAGGGGAGCGTCGGTCGGGGTGAAGTAGCGCGTCTTGGAGGCCTGCCCGTGCGCGTCGACAAGCTTGTAGAAGAACTCCTCGTTCGCGGCGAGGGGGCGCCCGGTCAGCTCGGCCTCGGTGTACGTCAGCGAGACCTCGGTGAGCCGCACGCTACCGTCCTCGAGGAAGCCATGCGGCTCGAGCTGGGTGCGAAGGCCGCCGAAGTCGACCCGCGGGGCCGGGGTCAGCTCCACGCGCGACAGCACCGTGATGGTGCCCTCGCCGCGGCGCGCCCCGGACCACCGCCGGCGCACCAGGTAGACGGCGTACTGGCGCACGCCCATGGCCGGGTAGAGCGAGGAGCGCAGACGGTCCACCATCGGGACCAACCGGTCCACTAGGTTCGTCCCGAGGGTGGCAGAACCGGCCACGTGGCTGTCTCCTACGACGTGTAGCCCGCTCCGTAGCCGCAGAGCACCGCGCCCTGCGTGCCACTGTGGTGCGCCGAGAGGTCGATGCGGATGAACTGCATCGGCGTCGTCAACGACATGATCCCGTCCGCGGTCACGTCCGAGCCGACCTGACTCCAGTTGACGTTGTCGTTGCTGGCCATGACCTTCGCCGTAGCCAGCGAGGCCGGCGAGACGCTGTTGAAGCCGGAAAACTGGATGCTCTTCTCCGGCATCAGGTGCGCGACGCCAACCGCGGTCCCGTGGCCGACGTCTGCAGGGACGACAAGGGTGATCGCCATGGGTCGCCTAGCTGATCAGCGACTCGCCGCCCACGAAGCCGGTGGCCGACCCGGCCGTGTACGTGCTGCAGATCAGGCGCAGGTAGTGGGCCGCGCACTCCAGGTGGTAGCCCTTCGAGGCCGTGCCCGTTCCCGTGACGCTGCCCGCCGTGGTCGGAGCCTGCACCCAGGTCGTGCCGTCGTTGGACGCCTGGACGACCCAGGTCCCGTTCCACGCCGGCGAGGTCGAGCAGTCGACGGTGACGCTGACGGTTCCCGGCTTGAGGTGCGAGATGTCGACGGCGTCGCCGTTCTCCTGCGCATCCACCGTCCCGAGAGTCTTGAACCAGTTGCTCATTGCTCAGTTCCTTCCCGGGCTTTCACCCGTGTCTGACTGCGTTGTCACCGCCGCCGAATCCGCTCCAGGAGGCGTTGCGGTCCGGGCCGGTGGTGCTCCAGTAGTCGAAGCCGATGCTGGCCCCGAGCAACGAGGCCAGACGACCCGACAACATCCGACCCACGCCGCGCCAGTTGCTCCACTCGTCGTTCCCGCGGAGCTTGATGGTTCCCACGGCATCGGCCGCCTGTCGCGAAATGACGTCATCCATCAGCGCGTCGTGCGCGTCGAGCTTGACAATCGCCGCCTCGCACAAAGTCTGCTGCTCCGGGAACGCCGCGATGCTGTTCATGGCGTTCTCGTGCTCGAGTTGCTCGGGCACCTGCGCATAGCGAGGAGACCACCCCAGATACTTGCGGATGGTCGCCTTCTGTGCGTCGGTGAAGGCCACTACGGCACCTTCTTCTTCCCGCTCCGAGAAGCCTTGGTCTCGACGGCGTCAGCGGCGACCAACTGCGCCACCGCTGGCGCCATGCCCTCGGCGGCGAGGTGCTCGGCCGTCTGGGCAACCGTCTCGACCACCGACTCCGGATGGAGCGCCGCCTGTAGCTCGGCCTCGTCGAAGGGGACGACGGTCGGCGCCGCCTCCTCGACGATGGACGGACGCGGACTGCCGTTCAGGCTCTTCCGTGGCAGGCAGTAGGCCGTGGGCAGCTCGACCACGCCGTCAGGCGCAATCTGCTGGCCCCACAAGGTGACCGTGTGGCCTCCTGCATTCCGCATCCGCATGCGCGTCTCCTTCGGCTCGCGTCACTCGACGCGGGCTCGCGACTACGACGCCAGATCGGCCAGAACGCCGGTCCAGTTCGGGAACTCGACCTGCACCTGCGGCTTGCACCACACCGCGAACTTGCGCGCGAGGCCGGTGCGCCCGAGCTCGGTGAAGTGGGCGCGGAAGCCGGTCGGGCCGCCCTGGAACTGGTTCTCGTAGCTGCCGGCGATGGCCAGCGAGGCCTCGGGGTCGTCCTCCTGGAGGAGGTGCACCGAGCCGCTGTGAACCCAGAGCATGTAGCCGGCCGGGCACAGCGCGTCGCGGAAGACGGGCGTGCCGTCGAACTCGAGCGCCTTGAAGCCGGCGTCGAGGACGACCTTGCGCCCCTGGATGGTGACGTCCTGGAGGTAGCGGCGCTGGTTGCCGAGGAGGGCGCCGTACTTCTCGAACTGGATCGGGTCGGTGACGATGAAGTCCGCCGCGCGACCGCTGGCGGTGTAGACCACGCGGTCCTTCTTGCGCATGAGCGGGATCGTCAGCTCGCGCGTGACGCCGCCGTTGCTGTCGACGTTGCCGACGAACTGCGTGACCGTGGCGCGCGGAACGCTCGCGTAGGTGCCGACCGCCAGCATGCCGCCGTTGCGGTCGGCGCCAGCGCTGCCCGCCGAGTAGAGCAGGCCGAGGATGGTGTTGGCCGCTCCGGTCCCGAGGTAGCAGTCGTACGAGATGTCGATGGCCAGCTTCTCGATGGCCGGCATCATCGAGTACTCGAACAGGTTCGCGAGTTGCTCGGGGTTGCCCGAGAGCTTCGCGTCCAGGATCGCGCTGTCGCTGATGGTGAATGCCTGGACGTAGTTGCCGGGGTACAGGCTCGCCTTGTAGAGCGAGTCGGAGCCCCACGTCGAGATGTCGGCGCCGTCGGCTTGGACGGAGTTCGCCGGCCTCGCGGTGCCATAGCGGACGTCCCAGACGATGGCGTTGCGGCACTGGCCGACGCCCAGCATCTGGCCCAGGAGGGTTGCTCGGTTGATGACCGAGGCGACCTTGGGGGAGAAGCGCTCGAGGATCAGACCACGAAGGGATGCGGAGTCGATGCCGCCGGCGACCCATGCCATCTTGAGACCTCACGGTGAGAAGCGCGAAGCCTGGAACGCCGGCTCCTAGCGAATCGCCGTGAGGCGCTCTCGGCGGCAATGCCCGAGGTGTCCCCAGAATAACGAAGCGTCCTGGGGTGTCAAGAAAATTCGTAAGCTAGCGCCCCTTGTCGAGGGCGGAGAACATGTCGGAGGCCCACTCCCCGGAGCTGCGGGGGCCCTGCCGTACCGCCCCCGGCCGCCCTGGGGCCGTCCCTCCACCGCGCGCGTCCCGCGGCGGCAGGAAGAACTTGCCCTCGTCGGTGGCGAGCCACGCCTTGATACCATCGGCCAGCGGCAGGTCCTCCGGGCCGTACTTGCCCTGCGCCTTCCAACAGACCACGCCCTGCTCGTTGCGGCCGATCTTGCCCTCCTCCCGCAGCACGGCCAGTGCCGCCTTGACCCTCCCCGGCTCGGACACGCCGCCGGCCGCGAGGGCATCCACGGTTGCCGAACGCTCCTCCTGGGCGACCTTGGCCGCCTCGACCTTCTGGCGCTCGGCCTTCTCGGTCTCGACCTGGGCCTCGAGGGCCTTGATCCGGTCGGCCTGCTTCTTCGTGGCGATCCGCAACTCCTTCTGCGCGGGAGTCTCCTTGTCGTCCCCCGCTCCGTCGACGCCACCCTCCGAGGCCACGGGCGCCTTGAAGGCCGCGAGCTGCTCCGTCAGCTTCTGCGCCAGATCGTTGCGGGCCTTCGTCTCGTTGTCGCGGAAGCGGCGCAGCTCCGCGGCGAGCTTGTTCTCGCGGGCTTCGAGGAGCTTCTCCACTGCCTCGGAGGTGAGCGGGGCGACGGGCTCGCCGTTGCCGCCGGCCACTGCTCCGCCTTCGCCGCCCTGCTGTACCGACTTCGCTTCGATTCCCATGTCCTACTCCTTTTCGGCGGCCTTGGCCGCGCCGGTGGTGTCCTTTCCGTTCTGCTTCTCCTGCTCCTGTCCCTGCCCTGACTGCGGAGTAGGCTGCTCGCCGGACTTGGGCTGCATCTGGGCCTTCATCGCTTCCTGCCGCTCCCGCTTGGCCTCGGGGTCGTACTCCTCCGGCGGGTTGTTCTGTTCGAGCTCCTTGCGGTATTTCGCGAGCCTCTCGGGATTCACGTCGTCGCCCATGACCGCTTTGGCGGTCTTGAACTTGTAGTCGGCCTGGAACGAGGGGCTGTTGATGTCGAGAAGGGTGACCGCCTGGGCCTCCTCGAGGAGGGCCTTGGAGTCCTCGGTGCCGAACTCCTCCATGCCCTTCATGACCCACTCACACTCGGGATCTCCGCGACCGGCGCCGACACAGCCGAGGATCTCGCAGGCGTAGGAGTTGAGCTTCTCGCCGAGCCACTTGAAGACGATGGCCTCGCTCTCCTTGTCGGCCTGCTTCGAGTCTCCCGACCGCTGCAGCGCAGCGCCGGAGTTATCTACCGAGTCGGCCATCGCGTGGACGATGCGGTACATCTCGTCGCGGTAGTTGTTGGCCTGCCGGTTCGCCTGCGCGAACGGTTCCGCGCTAGGGCCGATGAACTCGAAGCGGTCTTCCTTCCCCAGCGTGACGATGTGGGTCGGGCTGCGCTTCTGCTTGAGGGCGCGCTTCGGGTCCTCGGTGGCGGGGTTGTTGGGCGTCTCCTCGCTCTGGAAGGCCGTCGGGGTCGGGAACAGGCTATTGATGGTCGCCCAGTGCAGCGAGTTGACGAGGTTCAGGTGCGCGCGCGCCAGGCTCTCGAGCTTGCCCATCGCGAACATGCCCGGAGTGAGCTCGAGCATGCAGAGCGGCACACGTCCGAACGAATGCGGACCGAATGCGACGGCGCGGATCGTGTCCTCTGGCCCAGGAGGCGAGCCCTTCTTGTACTCGACGACGTAGCGGCTGTAGTCGGTCGGCGTGTAGTAGACGAACTCCTCTTGCACCATCTCGCGGCTGCCCTCCAGGCCCTCGCGCTTGCTCCGCTGGAAGGCGAGCAGCACCCACGCTAGCGCGCCGTCGTCGTCGACCTCCCAGTCCCGCACGCACTCGGGCTCGATGGGGCAGGCGTAGCAGTCCAGGTCACCGTCGCGCTCCTGATCGGCCAGGGACTGCGGCATGGCCTCCGGGGTGGCCGGCAACTCGATCAGCGTCCACGCGCGCTGCGTCTGCAACGCGATGAGCATCTGCGCCTTGAGCAGGTCGTTGAACGACATCACCTGTCCGCCTGGTCGCGAGACGTCCTTGAACCAGCGCTCGTACCAGGAGTCGGGCTTCGGCTTGGCCTCCATTGCCGGCTGCTCACGGAAGAGCCCAGCCACGATCTTGTCGAGAATGGAGCCCGGGTAGTTGATGTAGAACGCTTGAGCCTTGCGGCGCTCGTAGTCGTCCGCCGTCTCGGCGTTCCGCTTGGGGAAGACGTCCTCGAGCACCTTCCTGACGACGCGCGCCTTGGAGGTCGGATCGACGTCCTCGACCATCGCCGTGAAGTCTCCCGAGTAGAGCGACCGGCAGCGGGCCCAGTAGCGCGAGCGGTACTCGGGATGGAACTGCTGCGAGAAGAGCTTGTAGGGCTTGCCTGCAGCGTCGGTGATCTCAGCCATTGGAGGCTCCTATCCCATCTGTGCGAGACGCTCGAAGCGCTCGATCGGTGTGCGGCGGGTTCTCAGCTTGCGGACGAGCTCGTTCCAACCGTGGGCCAGAGCGTCGACTCGGTCGTCCGTGTCGCTGTCCTTGCCGGTGAAGCGGGTGCATTCGGTGATGAACGGATTGACCCACGGACCGAACGTCGCGGCTCCTGGCGCGGGCACACGCACGCGGCCCTCTGCCCATGCAGCAGCCACGGGCTGGGCGCGGATGTACTTGGACTTGAGCGCTGGCACGTCGGTGACGCGCAGGTCGGGCCCGATGGAGCGCAGCATCTGGCCGACGCCCTTGAAGCCGCCCACCGCCTCGATGGCCACCGGGCACTGCCACTGGTACTGCATGCCCCGCAGTTCCTGAACCAGAGCGGGGATCTCCATGCGCGACGCCCGCACGTCGAGCACGTCGATGCTCGGCTTGTTGTCGTCGCCGAGCTTGCCGGCCAGCACCACGATCGCCGAGTTGTCGCCCGATCCCGTCGCCGGGTCACAGGCGATGAGAATCTGAGCCCCAACCACGTCAGGCTTCTCGTAGCGCGCGGGCTCGCCGGGAAAGAGTTGCTCGCCCCGAATCCTGGGGCGACCCATGTACAGGGCGTCCCAGTCGTGCTCGCCGCCGATCTCGATGATCTCGTTCTTGCGGACGAGCAACTCCTCCATCGGCCAGCGCCAGGGCCAGAGAACCGAGCCGTCTTCGTTGATGGCCGGGAGATTGATGTACTCCCAGTTGGAGTTGGGCAAAAGGGAAAGCACGCCGATGATGTCGGCAACGTGCCAGCGGGCATGGGCGATGATGGCGCTGGCCATCGGCTCGAGGCGAGTCATGGCGGTGCCGGTGAGCCAGTCGTTGACGTGGGCTCGTTCCACCAAGGACTCAGCCGCCGCACGTCCCTTGTACGGATCGTCCACTACCAGCAGATCAACGCCCTTGGCCGTAAGCGGGCCGTCGATGCCAACGGCGAGAAGGCCACCACCCGCAGGAGTGCGCCACTCGGAGAGCTTGCGCGAGTCCTTGCGTAGAACAAGCCCAGCGCGGCCGGCGATGTCGCGCATGATGCGGCTCTTCTCCTCGGACACGTCGGAGGCGTAGGAGATGTAGGCCGCCGTCTTGTCCGGATGACGGCACAGCCACCAGACGATCCCGTGTGCGATGGTCTCGGTTTTCGAGTGCCGGGGAGGAGCGGACACGAGCGCTCGTACTCGCTCGGACTCCGCCCGGGTGAACAACGCGGCGATAGAGCGCAGGTGATCCGGCCGCTGCCACCTGGACGTCGTGCGCGGGACGAAGTCGAGCACGCTATCGACGCCCTGGAGCGTCTCGAGCCAGCGCAGCTCGAGCGCGTCGATCTCTTCCTGTGAAGCCCGACGCGCCTTCGCCTCGCGCCAGGCGAGCTCGTGCTGCTCGGCGATGGTGAGCGGCACGACCACTACCAGCCCTCC